TCACCGATGCTGGCTGGTGGGAAGGAGAATCCACGGGTAAGCTCATGGCATCCGCAAAGCTCACTACGCCTGAGAGCTATGGCGGAGAAGGTGAATACAAGGTCACCGAAGACAAGCTCGAAGCTAACGTTGCGGCGTAATCATGGTCACGCTGCTGGGCAACGAAGTTGCCAAAACTGGGGCGGCTAGCGAAACGACAACCGCTGGAAAGCTGAAGGCGTGGAAGTTCATTGCGAGTCGAACTGACATACTAGAAACCCTAGAAGTATTTACATCCACAAATGTCCCTTCAGCTACGTCGGTCGTCCTCGGTGTCTATGCGGAAAGATCGGGAAAACCTGGTACTGTGCTCGGACAGGGTACTTTTATAGGTAAACCCGCAGCGAGCACATGGTTTGCCGTAACGGGACTCAGTGTCCCGATCACGTCGGGTAATAGCTATTGGTTGGCAATGATCCCGGTGGGTGGCGAACTAGGTTTGTTGTATGAAGCAGCCGGGTCGATGGTTCGTGCGACCGGAACGCACACAAAACTCGAAGAAGCCTCATGGGAAAATTTTGGCGTTCACGAGCCTACTGGGTTCCGCGGACTGGGACCAGAACTATACGAAGGCAGCCTTTTTGGATCCGTTGAGTTTCTGGGTGTTGTCAAAGGGGCAAAGGTTGCCAATGCTGCACTAGCACAGATCGATGGTCTTCAACAAGGCGTCACTGGCTCCAAGGCGGCATCATGCCTTCTGACCCAGCACACTGCGGTCACAACTGTGCTCGCTGGTAAAAAGATTGGTGTCGGCCACATTACCCTGGCGTTTGGCGACAGCGGGACTATCATCGGCAGCAAGATTGCCAACGGGAAGATCATCTTCGATGGTGCTACTTCCGTCGGTATGATTGACGGCCAAAAGATCGCTCTGGCTCGCTCGACACAGGCATTTGGACTAACTCCCCGCGTTGGGGGCGGTAAGAGCACAACGGGCGCCCTGGCTTGTGCTATCTCGCTGACGGTGATAGCTGCGGGTCGAGTAGTCGTGAGCGTGCATCCGCCGTCGTTTGCGAACATAGTCGATCCTACGGCTCGCGCGACGATCACACCATACGAAAGCGGCATGTCCTTCGTGACACCCACTAGCCGCACGGCCATTGCCGATTACGGAAGTAGCGCGTCGCTCACTGCCTACGCGAGTATGGTCTCCATAGCCGTCTATGCGAGCGATGCCGAGACCGAATCTTACGCATGTGCTGCCGCATGGGTTAACTACGACTGACGAAGGGGAGATATGGCTGTTGTACTTGTGCTCAAGCAAAACGACACGTTCCCCCCCGTCGAAGCAACTCTCACTGACGAGGACGGCCCGATCAATCTAACCGAAGCCACGTCCGTTAAATTCATAGCCAAGAGCGCCACGCACGTGATCGAAGGTAACTGCACGATCATCAAAGCCACTGAAGGGGTCGTGACCTATCTGTGGGCGTCGAAAGACACCGAAAATCCGGGTGTTTACAGGGTCGAATACAAGATCATTTGGAAATCGGGCGGCATACAGTCCGTTCCGAACCAGAGTTATGACGAAATCGAAATCGAGGAATCGCTCTGATGGCGCTCCGCGAGATCCCCGAGACCAAACGGCCCCCCGTCGATGAGACCAAATACGGCGAAGGCCCAAGCTGGACCTATTCGGGCAATCCCGCATCAAGCGTCAAGGACGCTGTACGCTTCGAGATACAGGACACCAACGCTAACGCTCAACTATTGCAAGACGCTGAGATCGTCTACGCGATCAGCCAGGAGGCACCAAACACCCCCCCGTCTGAAGGCGAAGTGCTCTCAGCATCAGCACGCTGTATGGAAGTATTGCAACGCCTTTTCGCTGCACAAGCGGATACTGAGATCGGGTCGCTCAAGGAGACCTATTCCAAGCAGGCGGAAGTGTACGCCAAGCGCGCATCTGAGCTACGCAAGCGTGCTCAGGGCATGCACGCGCCGTGGGCGGGCGGTCTGAGCGAATCCGAAAAGCAAGTCCGCGAAGAAAACACAGACCGCGTGCCACCATTGTTTAAGAAGGGCCAGTTCTCTAGCCCGTACGCGGGTAATGAGTCGGGTGCGCCGCTCAGGCCCGGTGAAGGCGAAGGGTCAGCGTGACGCTCACCTACACGCTCGACCGTCTACTCACCGAGCAGGCCCCGGTAGAACGCGACACGGCTACCACCGACGCTTTTGGTGGAGAGACGAAAACGAAACGCGAAGTCGTCGCTACGCCCAGATGTCGTTTCTGGTGGTGGCGTGAGTCGGGATCACGCTCTCCCTCCAAGGAATACGCGACACCGCAACGCACGATCAACTTCACGGGCGGCGGCATCGTTGTACCCCGAGACACAGACATCCGTGACGGGGACCATGTGAAGGAGATCCAGAACCCAGCTGGCGAAACACTCGTCGAAGGACCATTCCGGGTCGTCGCGGTGGAGCAGACAGAAGACCATCTTGAGGCCGCGCTCATGCGGCCGTAGCGAAACCGAGGTATCCCATGCCGGCTAAGCTCGAATGGTTCGGTGGCCTAGTCGCCGATAAGATGGCAGCCGCAGCCACGCTCAGTATCGACTACACGATGGCCGAGTGCGTGACACACGGCAAGGATAATCATCCGAGCTATCCGCCCGCCTCGGAGCCTTACACCCGGTTCGCTAACCGCACAGGGTTTCAGACAAGTTCAATCCAGATTCTGGAGGACGCTTCACTCGATGGGACCCTTGTCGGCGGCCAGTGGGGATCGGACAGTGGTTATGCGCTGTACCTGGAGATTGGTACGAGCGAATCTGGTCCTACTGCCGAGGCACGCGAGGCTGTAGCCGCCGGGAACATGTCACTCATCCCGCCCCCCATCGGTCCACTCATGGCGCCCAGGCCATATTTGAGGCCAGCTACCGATATCGAGTACCCACAGCTAGCGGGGAGGATCGGTGTCGTATACCGGGGAGAGTCAATCGGATGAACCCGGCTGCCGATCCGACTGCCGCGATAGCCGCATACCTGAAGGCCCAGACGCTCGTCGATACGGCAGTCGAAGGTCGCGTGTTTCGCCCCGAACTACCCGAGGCCGAAGACGCGCACATGCCTCGCAGCTGCGTGATTGTACGTCCCGCAGGCGGCGGATCACTTTTCGCCAAGACGCGCCTGCCCGCAAAGGACAGTCGCCTAGACATTGTTTGCTACGGCTCGACACGACTCGAATCCGAGAATGTCGCCCGAGAGTGTGCGACGGCGCTCACGGAACTACAACATTCAACCTGGGAAAAAGTCATCGTCTTCTGGGTTCGCGTCAACGGCGAGCCAGCATCAGCGATTGACCCCGAGACGAACTGGCCGTTCGCTGTCACGGTCGCGCAGGTCATGCACTCATCCCGCACCACATCCTAAAACCTGGAGGTCTATCGTGCTTCTACAGTTCTGGCCACCGCAACCACATCACAAGCTCGTGGCTGGCAGAAAGACACTCACCGCAGGAGAGACCTTCGAGGCATCCGACGAGGATGCTGCTGAACTTCTCGCCTGCCCCGATATTCGCAACGTACCAAAAACATCTGAGGCGATCGCCAAAGACGATAAGAAGAAGGCTTCGGCCGACAATACAGACAAAGACACGCACAGCCCCGAGAGGGCACAGCGACCAACCACCACCTGATAGGAGACAATCATGGCTGCTGGAGAACTCGCTGAAGTCCTCGCTGCACCTTTCACCGCATGGGTAGCCCCCGTATCGACCGCGTTCCCGATCCTCTCGACCGCCGAATCGGGCTTTGCGTCCTCCTGGACGAAGGTGGGTACTTCCGGGACAAAGAGCTACAGCGAATCGGGCGTCACCGTCACGCACACGCAGACGATCGCCACATTCGTGTCCGCCGGCGGGGGCGTGCCTCGCAAGGCGTGGCGCACCGACGAGGGGCTACAAGTCGCGTTCGACCTTGTTGATCTCTCGCCCGCACAGTACGCGCTCGTGATGGACAACGCGACCGTGACACACGTCACCGGAGCTGGTGCCGAATACAGCTTTGAACTTCAGCGCGGGATCAAGGTGCATGCGTACGCGTTGCTTTTGCGAGGACCGTCTACGACGAGCGAAGCGAAGGAAGCCCAGTTCGAGATCAGCGCGTGCTACCAGTCCTCGAACCCGGCGCCCAAGCTCGCGATCAAGGGTGGTCCCGCGATGCTCGCCCTACAGTTCGACACGCTGGAACTGGAAGCCGGGAAGTTCGCGACGTTCCGTACCCAGTAAATGACCGGGCCTCGCGACCTGCGTGAATTGGCGCAAGACGAGACAAGTGCGCAGGCCGAGGCACTGAGGCTCAAGGGGTCAGCACGTCGACATAAGCGTCGTGCTGGCCTTGAGCGCCAACTAGCAAAAGAGGCCATGCGCCGCCTCGCCGAACTGGAAAGCATCTGTAGCGAGTATGGGATCACTCTCGTGCTCGAAAACCAATAGCACCCAAGAAAGGGGTCAAAGTTGGCGACAACAAAGACCGCACCCAAAGAAAAGATCATCGAGGACGAGGGCGAGACGCTCAACGACCAGCCCGTGCTCGACATCGACACGCTCACGCCGCCGCGACCATTCGTGCGTATCAAGACACCAGATAACCGCGACGGTGAGCTTTACGAGATGCTCACACCAGACGAGCTAGGTGTCGAAGAAGAGCAACAGCTCAAGAGCGAACTCCGCGAGTACAGTAGGTTGATGGAATCGGACAAACTCAACAAGGCGCAACGACAACGACTAGTGACCGTACTAGACCAGCTCGTCACCGAGATGCTGCCCGGTGCTCCCGCCGAGGTTCGCGCGCTCTTGAGTGATCGTAAGCGCCAGAAGGTGGTCGCCCATTTCACAGGTGCGCTGTTCGCGGAAGACAATCAGTCGATAGCGGCGGCGCTTGGTTCACGGGAGTTTCAGCAGTTGATGGCGCAAATGGAGGCGCGGGAGAACAGCTCGACTATGGAGAGCTGATCCCGCGCCTCCATCGTTTCTATGGTCCCGCGCCGTGCCCGGACGGGAACTGGCTGAAAGTCAAGCAACCAATTCTCCGGGCATACCAGACGATGTACCAGCGCCTGAAGGCAGAGGAGTCACTCGACGTAATCGAGGCGCTCCTAGCGTCAGAGGGTCGCACATTGGAGGATCACGCACGCACACGGTATCTCGCGGGACTGGAACGGCGTGCTGAGGGTGAGCAGCGACCTAAGCGGGTCTCGGTGGATGACCTCGCCGCGATGGGAATACGGGTCGCTAAAGACGGTGAGTAGCACGAGAGG